TATATCTTCTTCATTTGCTACCTCCTAGTAAGCAACAGCTGGAACTGCAGGAGCACCATGTCTCCATGCAGAACTACCTGATAATGCTCTTGTTAAGTGCTCTCTGCAATTCTTGAAATCTTCACCAATGAATCCAATTCTATTAAGGTATGTTCTCATTGCGAATTTTTCATTTTCAATTTGAGGTTTCTTTGAACTTGCTTGCTTTTGTGTTAATGCTTGATGGTTTAATGCTAATGCTAATACAATGTAGCTTCTAATCTTTCCAGCATGTAGTTCGCTATTGAAACCTCTTAATTCAACTGTATGGTTTCCAGTAAAGAAACTGTGTAAGTTTAGGAAATGGTATCTTGAATCGTGGTAGTGTTGGTTTCTATCACCCCAATAACCTGCGTACCAAATGTCTGCTAATTGTTCCATTGTTTTAGGTTTTCTTTTGTTAATCTTTTCAACTAGGCTTGCATCCATCTTCTTGCAATATCTAATTCTATTTGTTTCAATTTGTAATGCTTTGTAAAATAAATCGTTCTTGCTTGCGATGATGTTTACGAAGTTTCTTAAGCTTTGAACTGTGTGGTTTGAACCATCTAAGTGAATGTGAATTCCACAACTTGAATTTGCAAATGCACCTGCTTTTCTTAATTCTCTAACTAATTGTTGAAGGTTGTCAATGTCTTCTTTGTAAGTTAGGATTGGGCTAACTAATTCAACACTATAATATCTATCTGCTGGTTCAGTTCTTCCGTTTACTTTCTTTTGACATCTAATTGAACCGTCATACATAACTTTCCATTTTCTACCATCTGCTTGTTTGATTTCCTTTGTATCATAGTAGCTTCCTGCTTCTCTAACTTCTGCATTGAAGAACTTTGCTACAACTTCGCTTGCCTTTCTTCTTGTAATTCCTGTGAATTCAATTTCAATTCCAAATCTTGATTTTAACATATTAAGTACCTCTTTTCTTTCTGGTAAAAGGACTATGTCCTTTTGTCGTGTATATATATCACTCTAAAAGAGATAAATAGCAAGTAATATGTACATTTATTTTGATACAATTTTAACTATTTTGACATATCAAAAAAAGACTCCCTTAAGAGCCTTCTACTATTTCAAATTCATCTAGATCTGGTATTAAAGCTAAGCCTCCCCAAGTGCCATGAAGCTGTCCTGCATCATCTATAAATTCAACAACTCCTATAACTCCATCACACTGCGGTTCATCTAACATATGAATAATTCTAATTGTGTCACCAACTTTTACATTCATGTTAATCTTCCTCTGGTTTCTCAAAAATTGCTATTGGTGTAAGTAATACATTACCTACATAATTTTTACCTAGAATATGGTGTGCTAGCTTATTTGGTTTAAGTCCTTTAAGTAATCCTTCTTCATTAACTACTTCAAGCATTCCAGCATACTTAGATGCTACAACTTCTATATAACCTTCTACTATTTCTTGCAGGTCTTTTAATGTGAAGTATTTGTCATTTGGTTTAACAAGTTTAACTTCTTCAGGAGTAATAATCATAGCCCATTCACTACTATTGATATTGGCATTAAATATTCTTACTGGAAGCACAACCTTCATATTACAATCTTCACAACATTTACCTTCAGTTACTGGATATGCTGAATTTCCATATCCTTTTATTTCTTTACCACAAATTGTGCATTTCATATTTTTAGTCTCCTTAGTTTTCCATTGCCTTTAACATTACTGTTGTTAAGCTAATATTATGTTCCCATTCATAATCGTATTGGTCACCTTCAAAACCGATACTCTTTAAAAATTCATCAATCTTATCATTGATTTGTTTACCATTTACACTTCTGTAACCAGCTAACATTTCATCTTCTTTCCATTCAAATGGATGGTCTTTTAAGAATGCTTTTGCCTTTTCAATTAACTTTAATTCTTTACTGTTTGCTTTCATATTTTTCACCATTTCCTTTCGGTACTATATATTCGCTCTAAAAGGGATAAATAGCAAGTTATATGTTCATTATTTTTTAAGAAAAAGACTAGCCTTTCGACTAATCTTCCTCAACTTGTTCTTGAGCATCTTCTTTATCATCTTGCTTCATTAACTTTTGTAATTCGTCCCACAACTGTTTCTCTTTATCTTCAATAATCATATCTGCAAAAGATAATAAATCCCCCTGTAAAATAACTACTAATTCACTTCTAATTAAATGACAATTATGAAGTTCACTAATAAGATCATAAGCAGAAATTGAAAAGTGTTCATTATACCTGTTTGGCATATTGTTTCCTCCTTTCATCAAGAGTCGTTGTATGTTAACTCTATTTGAAAGTAATATCAAGTTAATAGAAAATAAAAAGACTAGCCTTATATAGCTAATCTTCAAATTTAGTTATTCTGATTTATTCTAATATCTTGACCTATTGAGCTTCCAATGTAAATGCTATATGAAAACCTTTAGATTGATATTTTGCATCCTCGAAGTCCGTTGTAGTTGAATCTGCAACATATACTCTTATTTGATTTGCCCTCGATTCTTCAAAATCATTAATCCATTTAACATTTTGGATATCCATTCTAAAAGTGCATTTATATAACTCATCGTTATATTCCAATTCATACCAAAACCAGTATCTGCCTGGATAAGCAGAAGTTCCTTCGATTTCATAAACTGTTATGTTGTCATATAAAACATCGTCAATAGTCAAAGAGAGGTAAACTTTATAATATTCATCATAAAGTCTTGATGCTAAAACATTAGATTGTGATGCTCGATATTCTTCTTCCTCTATTAATTCTATAATCAAAGTAGCATCATTTAATGTATAAAAATTCTCATTGTTTGCTGAATAACCTTTCGGATCATGGATAGATTCTAAAATATAGGTGGTTTCTGCAAAAGTTGTTGTTTCTCGTTTATAACAACCAGTTAACCCAAAAATTGAAATTATTACTATTAAAAAGGTCACAATTTTTTTCATCAAATTACCTCCTCGTTCTGTTTTCTTGTAATATCTTGGAATTGTTTTATCTATATTCGTAAATTATCGTTCCTATTTCATAGTCTGCGGATTTGTCTATTTCCGCGTAATACGCCAAAAGGATGAAATCATCGGTAACGGGATCTCCTTCGGGGATATAATTACGCAAATAGTGGGGATATAACTTGCCATCCGATACTTTAATTTTTTGATATTCCATATCATCCGAAGAACAAGCGGTGGTTACAAAAACAAGTAAGTTCTTTGTTTCAAAGAATTCCTCGTTGAAATCTAATTGTAAGCCATATTCTGCAAAAGTGGAATAGTCCTCAAACAAAATCATTCCTCCATTATTCATACACAAGAGTGTAAGAATTTCAGAAAGCTTATCATTGATGTTGTTTTCGTCATAAATACTGATTTTATTAGCAAAAATATCAACCGATTCCATTTTACTTACACCAAGAATATCGTTCACCCTAACTCTGTTCACCTCTGAGAGCGTGGTGCTTTTCTTGCCAGTGTAATCGTTGAATACTCCGCTTTCAGCGTTATATCCCACCTCTTGCTTTTTAGTATAAAATTTATAGTCAGCAGGACACTTTGCAAGATCATTTGTCCATTTGGCATCATTCAAAAGGTCAATGATATAGTTTTTATCTTTGCCCTCTAACTCAACAACAGAGGAATTTTCCTCCGCAGTATAACAAAAATGATCCCAAGGCAATTCATATTCTTTGTTTCCGCAGCTCGCAAAAACAAATAGTGAACATAAGCATAAAAGAATCGCAAGTAGTTTTTTCATAGCATTTTCTCCTTGTTCCGTTATATTTTGATATCTAGGAATAACTCCTGATACCTTATTATATCATTTTTTTAATATAAAAGCACGAAATATAAACAAAAATCAGTAATGAGTTTTTGAAATATTGAAATTTTGAAAATTTTGCCTCACGTAAATGGTGAGTGCGGGCGAACGGTCCTTTAAGCAAAGACAAAAATTTCTAATGGGGAGGGGTTATTTTTCATCCATTATACATCTTACTGCTTCAAGTTCTCTTTTCATTTCTTCAATAATCATTGTTGTTCCCTTTTGATAAGTGTTAACATCATCGTGGTCAAAGAAGTTAGTCTTATCATAAAGTTTGAAATGCATTTTAACTAAAGCATCAAGCTGATATAAACAATCAATCAACTTAAATTTGTTATCCATAAATCTCACCTCCATAGCTCACTACTATAAAGGATTAATTTATTTTATCAACACTATATTTTATTTTCTTAAAACCATATTTCCTTCTTCATCAAAGTAATACTCACGCTTTCCTTCAAACCTACCATGTACTTTGTTATGACATTCGTTACATAGAAGTTTTAGATTGGCTTGATTAACCGAAACACTAGGATCTAAAACATTCTCAGGAGTAAGGTGTGTGATGTGATGAACTTCTGTCCCAACATTACCACACTCCTCACACATACCTGATGCAGATGCTATCTTAATTGCTCTAGCAATCTTCCAATCACTGCTTCTATAAAACTTATGAATTAAAGCGTCTTGTCTTTCCATACTTTTGTTTGAAGTAGGCTTTAAGGATATAAGCTTTGTTGGTTCTTTCCCATGGCACTTGAATATCACTTCTACCTACGTGTCCATATTCTGCTAATGATCTAAATGAAACATCATCACTAATGATTTCATTCTTAATCGCTCTTGGTTTGAAGTTAAAGAACTTATTAACAGCTTCTAGGATTTGTTCATTTGAATATTTACTTGTACCAAAACAATCGACATAAATCGACACAGGTTTAGCGATACCAATAGCGTATCCGACTTGGACTTCACACTTTTTAGCAATACCAGAAGCGACAATATTCTTTGCTACATATCTAGCATAATAAGCACCACTTCTATCAACTTTCGTGCAGTCCTTACCACTAAATGCTCCACCGCCATGTCGTCCAACACCGCCATAAGTATCACAGATAATTTTTCTACCTGTTAATCCTGAATCTGCATAGGCACCACCTTTTACAAATTCACCTGTTGGATTAATTAAAATCTCAGTATTATTATCAATTAAATAAAGTGGAATAACTTTAAAGATACATTCGTTTAAGATAAAGTTTGTGTAGAATTCTCTATCTAATTTATAAGCTGTTTGTTGGCTTACTACAATAGTAGTAACTTTAAGTGGATTACCAAAATCATCATAAGCTACACTCACTTGACATTTACCATCTGCCCCAAATAGTTCTCTAATTTGACTTGTAAGTTCATCCATTTTAATTGCAATCTTTCGTGCTAAAACAATAGAAAGTGGCATAAGCTCTTTTGTTTCATTTGTTGCATAGCCATACATAATTCCTTGATCACCAGCACCATCTTTATCTACACCTAATGCGATATCATTTGATTGCTTTGATACTTCTACTTGAACTTTTAAGTTTGCTAGGTTTTCATACCCTAATGAACTTAAAACATCTCTTACTATTTTCTTAAAATCAATTACTGCATTAGTTGTAAGTTCACCTGCAATAACTACTAAATCATTTTTAATAAGTGTCTCAATCGCAACTCTTGAAGTCTTATCTTGTTTAAGACACTCGTCTAAGACAGCGTCTGAGATTTGGTCACAGATTTTATCTGGATGACCTCTAAACACTGCTTCACTTGATATAATTTTCATACTGTTTTTACTCCTTTAAATTAAAAATTTAACTAGTTTACTCTTATTTCCTGAATTGCATTATTAAGATAATATCAAATCAGTAAATTCAACATCATAATCTTTGATATTACTAATTGGTGTAGTTACGCCATCACGAATTAAATAACAATCTTCATTCGATTGCATAAATCTTAAATAGCGTTTAACTATAACATCTACATATCTTTCATCAAGTTCCATTAAATATGCACTTCTACTTACTTGTTCAGATGCGATAAGAGTGGAACCACTACCTCCAAATAAATCCAAAATTTTATCATCCTTTTTAGATGAATTCTTAATTGCTCTACCAACAAGCTCTAGTGGTTTCATCGTTGGATGTAAATCATTAGCTTTTGGTTTGTTATATTCCCAGATAGTATCTTGTGTTCTATCATCAATGAAATAATGACTTGCACCTTCACGCCAACCATAAAGAATTGGTTCATGACGCCAATGATAATCTTGTCTACCAAGTACTAAAGAGTTTTTAACCCAGATTAAACATTCTGCTAATTTAAAACCTGCATTTTTAAAAGCTGTTCTAAAATTTAGTCCTTCAGTATCTGCATGGCAACAATAAATAGAACCACCAGCTTTTATATTTTCAAACATGTTATTAAATGCTTTAGTTAAGAAATTAAAGAAGTCTTCATCTTTTTGTTTATCGTTTTGAATCTTTAATCCATTAGAACCTTCATAGTCAACATTGTAAGGTGGATCAGTAAAGATCATATCTACTTTTACACCATTAACAAGCTTTGAAACATCCTCTGCCAAAGTTGAATCACCACACATAAGACGGTGTCTTCCGAGAATAAAGATGTCTCCTTTTTTAGCATAAGGGTTAACAGGAAGTTCATCAGTTTCATTGAAGTCATCTTCAACAACATCCCTATCTAGTTCCTTTTCTAAATCTTCAAACCCAAACTGCATCATATCCATTTCAATAAATGAAAGTTCATCAGTTAACTTCTCTAAATCCCAAGAAGCAAGTTCAGCTGTTTTATTATCAACTAGTCTAAATGCTTTTATTTGTTCTTCTGTTAAATCGCTAGCAACTATACATGGCACCTCTGTTAAACCTAGTCTTTTAGAAGCCTTAAGTCTTGTATGACCTGCTACAATAACATTATTTTCATCTATAATAATTGGATTTTTAAAACCAAAATTTTTAATTGAATTAGCTACTGCTTCAACAGCACTATCATTAATTCTAGGATTATTTTCATATTCCTTAAGCTCCGATGTCTTCATCATCAGAATCTTCATTTGCATTCGTTCCTGCATTATTCCATTCCTCCTTTTCTAACAAGTGTAATTTCTTTTCCATCATGTTTAATTCTTCTGCTTTGTCTGAATACTCACGTCCGAAGTTTTTATTTAATAGATATACGATAGCCTTATAATCAGGTGGTACTTGTTTTTTTGTTCTATGGATTTTACGCTTTTGCTCTTTCCCTGATCCTTTATCTTCAATGTATTGTTCTTCATCTATGGTTTCATAACCTAAAGCTTTTTTATACATAGCACCAATTAAATCTCTTTTTAGATCCAACTTTGCTTTAACCATTGTTTCTTCAATTATCGGATATTTCTTCTTCAATCTAGAAAATTGGGATTCATGAATTCCTAAATGCCTACACATCTCTGCTTGGCTTATTAATTTTCTTGATGATTCTTTTATAAAGTTTAAGACATCTGGTAAGACACCTGTATCTTTCCATTCTTGAAATAGGTCTTTTCCATTATAAGCCACAGTTTCACCTCCATTTATGGAATATAAAAAGCCCACAGCAGTTACGCTATGAGCGTTAAAATTGTTGTTCGTTTTTATCTACTTTTCCACAATACCATTATACCACATATTGACATTATTGCAAACTATCACTAACTATCATTAACTATCAGCGACTATCAATTTTATCTAATGCTTTTAATGCCATTTTATGATATCTATAAGTGGTTGCAATTGATAAATGAACATAATGAGTTATAGTGTCCCAATCCTTATCTTGAAGGTATCTTCCAGTAAGAATCATCTTATAATCTTCATTATCCAATTTTTCAATTAAAGCTCCAGCTTCATCGATTAATCTATTTAATTCTTGTTTCATTACTTCTAATTTTTCTTCTGCCTCAATTCGCTTATAAATCCACTTTTCAAATGGTGCTTCAAAGGTTCTTGTTCTATCTACTCTTTCAACAGAATAGTCAATACCTCCAAGCGTATAAGACATTTGTTCATAGTAAGCAATTAATTTAATTTGATTATTTATTTTATTTCTGTACCTTAGTACATTTCTTAACTTCTCACTGTTTGTCATTTGCTACCTCCAAGATTAGCCTTAACAGCATCGATCAATGCTTGTTGTGTCTTATCTTTATTTTTTAAAGCTTTTAATATTTGTTCATCAATAGTTCCATCAGTTACGATATGCTCTATAACTACTGTTGATGACTTTTGTCCCTGTCTATAAAGTCTTGCATTGGTTTGTTGGTAAAGTTCTAAACTCCAAGTTAAACCAAACCAGATAATCGTAGAACCACCACTTTGAAGATTTAATCCATGACCAGCAGATGCTGGATGAATAAGACCTACTTCAAGTTCTTTATTGTTCCATTTTCTAATAGATGCTTCAGTATCAAGTTTTAAGTATTTTACTTTTAGTGAATCTAACCTTTCTTTGATTCTTTCAAAATCATGTTTATACCAATAAGCAACAAGTACAGGTTTACCATTTTGTGCTTCAATTAAATCTTCTAATGCATCAAGTTTTCTTTCATGAACTTTCTTAACAATACTTTTATCTGTATAAATTGCACCATTAGCAAGTTGTGATAGTTTATTTGATAAAGCACCAGCATTTGCTATTGTTACTTCTTCATCATCAAACTCTAAAACTAAATGCTTCTTTAATTCATCATATATATTTCTTTCATCATCACTCATATACACTTTATACTCATTACTAATAAGCTCAGGCATATTTAAGTGGTCGATTGCTTTCATAGAAATAGTGATATCAGATACTTTGTCATAGATTGTTTCTTCTGCAAAAGGTAGTGGTTTATAAGAAAATATAATTTGACCATTTCTTTTATCTGGTTGAAAGTAAGCATCACGATAATGAGTTATAAATCTACCTAACCTTTTGCCTAAATCAAGCACTCTATATTCAGCCCATAAATCTAAAAGTCCATTAGGTGAGACTGTGCCAGTTAAACCAACTACTCTATCTGCAAAACTTCTAACTTTAAGTAAGCTTTTAAATCTTTTAGATTTACCATTTTTAAATGATGATAATTCATCAATCACAATCATGTCATAATCAAACCTTAACTTAGACTTTTCAACAAGCCACTGCACATTTTCACGATTAATGATATATATGTCTGCTTTTTGTTTTAAAGCATTTAGTCTGGTTTTTTCATCACCTATTGCAATCGATACTTTTAGATCACTTAAATGATCCCACTTTTTTATTTCATCCATCCAAGTATGCTGTGCTACTCTTAATGGTCCAATAATTAAAACTTTGTGTATTTCAAATGAATCAAATAAAAGATTATTAATAGCTGATAAAGTAATCACTGTCTTACCTAATCCCATATCAAGAAGTAATGCAGATATTGAATTATTCTCTATGAAGTTTGTTGCATATGTTTGATACTCATGTGGTACATATCTCATCAATAATTCCTCCTATTTGTTTTTCATCATCTAAGATATAAACTTTAAATCCTAGACTTCTTATTTTTCTAATTCTTGCAAGTTGAAGCTTTCTAGGTTTTTTATTTTGTGCTTTAACTTCAACAAATGCAACTTTGCCATAAGCAATTAATATTAATCTGTCTGGCACACCATCATATCCAGGACTTACAAACTTTAATGCTAAACCTCCTAAACTCTTAACTGCTTTTATTAATTTTTGTTCTAGTTTACTTTCTTCTGCCATAAAATTCCGTCATAAATGACACAAGTGACACAACTGACACAAGAATTTCCTATATATTACTTTTGTGTATTTTTATATATTTACTCAAAATATTAATATAAGAAAAAGTTGTGTCTAGTTGTGACTTGTGTACTAGGACTTTAACCTCCTGTACACTCTTTGACGTCCATAAATTGGGAGTTTTTTAACATCTTCTGTCTTTTCCCAACCTTCGACTTGAAGCATAATTGCAGATATAGCATAGGAGTCTGCTGATTTCATTTCAGACTTTTCCTTCTTGAAACACTCGCACCAAATTTCAATATTAGAGATTGTAAGTCTTTTATGTGTTCCTTTTGCAGTTATGTCATCACCATCTAGGTAGTTTCTTCTTTGATAGATAGACATACTATTCCAATCATCAGGAACTAACGTATTAAGGTATTCTTCAACAATACCAACACGATCATCTTTTTCCATAGCATCAGCTTGTTGCTTTTCCGCTTCTACTAAAGTAGAACCCTCCAAGTATAGCTTTTCACCTTTAAGGTAAAGTTCCTTCGCTTCCGCCCAGAATTGTTCTCTCCAAGCATCGTCAAACTCCCACGATTTCTTTTTCTCTTTTTGTCTAGTCTTAACAATCCAGAATCTACGGTTACCTGTGATATCACGTAAATATCCTCTTTGACCATTTACGGTAGCAAAGATAATACATTGTCTAGGATGACGTTCTACTGTTCTTCCATAAGATGGTCTATACTTGTCATCAGAACATGAAATAAAAGCTTTTACCTTTACAATGTCAGCTTTCTTCATACCAGCAAGCTCACCAATTTCAATAAGCCAATAACCTTGTATCTTTTCTGCACCTGTTTTATCACTTACATCAGTTAATGCAAGTGCATCAGTAAACCATTTATCGCTAACTAAATCTTTAATTAATGTAGATTTACCAATACCCTGTTCACCATCTAAAACTAGAATTGAATCAAACTTAGTCCCTGGTTCATAAATTCTTGCAACAGCACCAGCAAATACCTTCTTACTAATTGACCTTACATAATCTGTATCATCAGCTTTAAGACATTTAATAAACACATCTTCAACACGCTTTATTCCATCCCATTTAGGTAATGAGTTAAGAAAGTCTTTAACTGGATGAAATCTTCTATCATAAGTAACTTTACGGAATCCTGTTTCAAATGAATCAGTTTTAAATTGTGAATATCTTTTTTCAAGTAGGTATTTTAATTGTGATGTATCATTATCAGTCCAAGTTCTAGGGACTTGTCCATTAGGTTCCCATGGTACTGGTCCTGTGATTTCAATAAATTTAGAAAAGTCATTATAAGCTATGTTTTTAAATGAAGAATCGTTTTCAAGTATAATTGCAACATTTACAGATGAATTAACTATTCCACCTTTATCATTTGTTACAAACATATCTCTAACCTTTTTTATTTCAGTGCTATTAGGATTTAAAGTACTATACTTGCTTGGTGGAATATAACCATTAGATTTTAATACCTTTTCCCTATAAAACTTAGTGGCACTATTCCAAATAAGATCTAGTTCACTATCTTCAAGTGGAGGTTCACACTTACTTGCTATTTCTAAAAAGGCATCTTTAGCTTCATCAGTATCACCATAGCGTTTAATGATTCTTGAAGCATACTTTGACATTGTTGAATTTCTAGAACCTTCTTTAATAACAAGTGTTGTTTTATTTCCTGAATAGTTTTCAAAAGCCTCGTAATCTTCTAAAAACTCAGTTATATCTTTATCACCATCAATAATTTCTACTTCTGGATTTAAAGTACCAAATAGGCATCTTGCAGAATCAAATGTATTAGTATCAAAAAATGGAAATACTTTGTTTATTCTTTCTCTTATACTTTTGTAGGCTTCTGCTTTGGTGATTTCATTCTTAAGTGGAAATAGTACATGAAACTTTGGTCTCGCTTTCTTTCCTTTTTTCTCTTTCATATGATTACGAGAATACTGAATAGCAAAACACACACCTTCAAACTCTGCTTTAAATAGATCAAGTGTTATCCATGCTGATTCATCATCACTATGGTCATTATCAATATCCATAGGAAGGCAGTTAGCACTTATAAAGTTACTACCCTCTCTATAGTTATCTTTATATTTAGCAGTAACATAATCTTTAGAAACTGCTCTTTTTAATGATTCAACATCAGTGACAACAATATGGTTATTATGGTAGCAACAAGATGCATCTTCTCTTTTATTACTTTGATAAATATCGAAGTTTATCATTAGTTTAATCCTCCTTAATCTTTCATGTAGAATGGTGTTTCATATCCATCTGCTCTAAGGATTAAACCTTCAGCCCATGATGGTACTATTGCCATTTTTCGACATATTTCGTCATAGTTTTCATTACTATCTGCTTCTATTACTAGTTCATCATGAACGTGCATAACGATTGAATAGTCTTTTAATGTTTTCATTGAATAAGCAAGAATATCTCTAGAAATTGCTTGTACGATATTCTCGACAAATTTTGGTCCATAACTTTCGATGCGTTCCCACTTTTTAGAGTTTCCTACACCTTCATAAGTAATGGACTCATCCCCAAAATCATTTATAATGATTCGAGGTTTAACATAAGCAAGTCTTCTACCACTAGGAAGTTCTATAAATAGAAAACCGCTTCTATATTCAAATACTAAATTCTTGTATTTAATTAGTGATTTTTCTTTTACAACCTTTTTAGTAATTCTATCGATATCCCACCATAGCTTCGTGATATTTTGGTTGGCATCCCTCCAAGACTTAACAAGTGGTGCTAGTTCACTTTCATCAAGTCCCATTTCAAGAGCACCCATTGATTTCAATGCACCTACACTTCCACCATATCCTAATGCTAATTCCGCTATCTTACCCTTCTGTCTTAAATGAGCATTAACTCCATGTTTTTCAACAGGAACATTAAACATTTTAGATGCAGAAGCACAGTAAATATCAGCACCATTTTTAAATGCTTCTATACGCCAAGTTTCATTTGAAAGCCACGCAATAACACGTGCTTCAATAGCAGAAAAGTCTGATACGATAAACTTCTTATTAGGTTTATTTATAAATGCAGTTCTTATAAGTTGAGACAAAGTATCTGGGATATCTTCATAAAGCATAGTTAGAGCATCGATGTTACCCTGTTTTACTAAATCACGAGCAACACTTAAATCTGGTAAGTGGTTCTGTGGCAAATTTTGGAGCTGGACCAGACGCCCACTCCATCTGCCACTTCTATTAGCACCATAGAATTGAAACATACCGTAAACTCGTCCTGAGCTACATATCGCATTTTTCATAGCTTGGTATTTCTTAATTGATGATTTAGATAGTTGTTGTCTTATTCCTAAGACTTCACAAATCGATTCATTAGTAATGTCATTTTTTAATTTAATAACATCTTTCTTTCCTAAACTTTCAACCTTTATTCCGTTTTTTAAAAGCCACATTTTAACCTGCATTACAGAGTTTGGATTTTCAAGTTCAGTTAAATCTTGCATAACACGAGTTAGATCATCTTTGACTTTAGCATCAATAGAAATAGCTGATTTCACTAATGCTAAATCTACTAAAACACCTCTATCGTTAATTTGCTGGTCGATATGATATTCCTCCCATACAAAATCTGGTACTGGGAATTTAGAAAGCTTTTGTTGAATAGCCATTTCTACTTCTACATCTCGTTTGTTATATTCCTTAAAAGTACGCCATCTTACCATATCATGACGAGGGTAATTTCTAGTTCTACCGCCATTAGCTCTTGTTGGATTACATGGCTTTGTAAAATAAGTAATAAGGTTCTTTCCTTCTGATAACTTTTGCTTATCAAGTTTTAAAACCTCACCTACTCCTTTTAGAGATAAAGGTAGTCCTAAGTAGGCACTCCATATCATTGTGCATTTCCAACTTTCAGGATTTAGATAAGTACCTGTTGGAAGATTAAGATATCTACTTATCGCTACTCTTTCAAATGAAGCATTGAAAGCATACTTTATACAAGTTTCATCTTTTATTAAATTAATAATATGAGGTGGTATTTCCTCACCATTTGCTAGATCTACCACCTCAATTTCACTACCGTTTAGTGAATACGCAAATAACAATATTTCAAAGTCATTTGATTCAACATATTTATAAACACCACATTTGGATAAGTCATTTGATGAAAATGTTTCAATATCGATACTTAATGTATTAATCAAGGAAGTCATCTACATCATCAGTTGCGAAGTCTGATTCTGCACTTGCTTTTCCTCCTAATGGTTCACCATCTCTGCATTTTTGTAAGTTGTTTAATCCTACCGCAATACCACGATTACCATTTGAGTTGAAAGCATAAAACGAGATTGATGCACGTCCATATACACCTGAATAAACTTCACTTCTATCTAGTATAGGATTGCGGTCCTTATCAACAATTCCAGGAGCACTTAAAGCATTAGCTGTTAAGAAGTAAGAATTCTTATATGCTTCATCTTCTGGTTTTTCAATATCGCCATCACGTAAAGGTGTCTTAATTGCTGTTAATGCTGGTACTTGTTTAGCATTTCCACGTAGTTTTCCTTCGCCTTCTTTATAGGCAATTTGAATAGCTATTTTGATTTTTTCAATTGTAACAGTATCATCTTTTGGAATGATTAAAGATACTGAGTATTTAGGTACTCCACCATTGATTGCTTTTGGTTCCCACACATTAGCGTAAGACCATCTTGTATTTTTACCTGTAATAACTTTACTTGTTGTTTGTTTAACTTCATTTGACATATTAATTTTCCTCCGTTGTCATAAAATCTAATTTTGCATTATTTAATTCAGGTCTTTTATCGCTATCCTGAACTAGCGTTGGTTTACCAGTTGGTTTCATAATTAATCCTTTTAATAATTCTTCAAACTTTGCTTTACCTAGACGCTTAGTCATTTCAGTAATGCTTACTAGTTTTTTATCGAAAGGATCATATCCAGCACTTGTTACAACCTTTATAACTTCATCATCATTAATGTATTTTCTAATGGATCTGCCTTCTACTAATTTATAGCCAGTCCATTTCTTACCATTGATTGCACATCTTAGTGCATATTCTTTAACATCATTAGCCCATTCAACTAGTCCATCTACTTTATTTAAAACCTCTACTATATCTTCATCAGTTAATAAAGGCGGTTCTTTAAATTCTTTAGATGCTAATTTCATATTATCTTCATATCTTTGTCGACACGTCGTCTTACATTTACAGAACTTGCACCAACTTCCACTTGCGAATTCACCCTCACCTTTATACGCTAAACTAGCAATTGGTTTTAAAGTGTTTTCTGCCCAATCGTATAAAGCTTCTTTATCCATTTCATAAATAGAAATATTAGAAAGGCGTGGTTGATAGATAGTCATTGAAACTTTTTTAATATCGTATAATCCATCAAAAATCTCTAAGCCCCCTAAGGCATATAATTTCATTTGCGGATTTTCAAAAGCGTCAACTTTAACTCCCATACCATGCTTATAATCGATTACATGAAGCACATCATCTGCAATAATTAAGCAGTCCCCTGTTCCAAAGCCATCTTTTACAAATCTTGAATAATCTAGCTTTTGTTCGATTAAAACAATAGGATCTTTACAAGTCTTCTTAATTTCATTTAATAAATCAACAATATATTGAGAGTAGCTTTGAGCACATTCTTCCATTTCTTCACTATAGTATTGAAGTAATGGCATACCGATTTGTTTATTTTGACCTAGTGCTTCTTTTAATCTCATTTCACAAAGCTCATGGGCATCACTACCTTCACGAGCAAATTCTGACTCTTTATCTTCGATAAACTCACCTAGTCTTGCAGATGGCGGACAATTAAGCCATCTATGAGATGCTGAAGCTGATAATAAAGCATGACCATTATTTGCCATTTTTAAGCACCTCCGCTTCATCTAATAAAGCTTGGTAATTATCAGGGTTTACTTCAGATAATTTTTTAGCACCGTATTTCTTTAATAATTCTCTTACCTCAGCTGTTTTTCCATCTCTAGAAATCTCAGCTAGTTCTTTTCTTACTTCTTCTAAAGTAATAGGCTTTTTAACATAAATTTCTGTTTCTTCATATCCATAACCATCATCATAAACACTAGGGTTTTCTTCTGGTTCTGGAGTTGATGTAAACATATTACGAATTCTTGAAACTGACTCTAAGATGTCTTTAGCTTGTGTTTCAAGTTCATCTAAAAGAATTGATAATTCCTTACATTTTCCCATCTGGCGTTCCTCCCTCACGATTAATTTCTTTTGCTGATTGAAGCATTAGACTTTTAGCTAATAGCTTCATTGCGATACTCATGACAAGTAAGAATTCAATAACATCATCTTTTGTAACTTTTTCGTGTTTTTGATTTTGTTCACACATATTGCTATTCCTCCATTTCTAAGGGCTGTGTTATATCCCTCAAATGTTAAAGAGGAATAGCGTGAGAGTTATAACCAAAAACTAAAAATCATGAAAACTTTTTAATTTTTCTCTTAAGATTTCAAACGCCTTTAGTTTTCTTTTGCGGACTGCAGGTTGGCTCATTCCGATTTCACGTGCAATAGCAGAGTCTGAATAGCTATCTGCATACATTCGTACAATCTTACTACTAATCTCATCAAGCTCGTCCACTGCAAGCCATAAAGCATCGTAGTATTCCTTCTTTATTAAGGAATCTAGTATAGATGATGATTCATCTACTGCTTCGTAGTTGTAGTCTGCTTTTAGCTGGTCTAGAGATACAGCATTTCCTGTTCTGCCATGTTCCATGTAATATCTACACGTACTGCAATCCTTATCGCATTTTTTAATACCTCTTTCTCCTATAACGTTACAACGTGAGTGGTATCTTTCTTGCGATTCTTCCGCCCATACATCTCTTGTGTAAAGTTGATATATGGCTTCATTAACCCAGATTTTTTGACCATCTACAAAAACGTAGTAAGGACGATCTTCAGCTGGTACTGAATAATCGATTTCTTCATTAGCATTTTGCGAAGATGCTAGAACTTCATCTTTTTCAACTTTTGTCATTAGATTGTCCCTTTCTTCAAAGGCAACAATCCTCAAGACCTACCAAGCTTGCAATTTGGATATCTGTAAATCTTAAGGTGTTACCTTCGACTTGCAGGACAGTCCATACGTTTCACTGCTTGCTTGATTTAAATTTGCTTTCGCCCTTTCCACACGTATGCATCTAGAATTTGGATAGGACTTCCTAATACGATGGTGTGCACTCCTTCATATAGGCTTTAAAGCAACAGACATTATTCGACACATCTTTTGCTTTTTTCTTGTGATTAGGACAAAAAAGTTATATAATATAATTAGCAAACTTGTCCTATCGACAACTATATTTTAAACCATAAAATGACAATTTTCATGGGATGTATTTAGGACGCAGTAGGACACTTTTAGGACATATTAAAAATCATTATTTTAGGAAAGGGGTGATTGATATTGCCAACAAAAACAGAAACAAAAAAATCTAATTTTTCACTATTCTCACAAGCAATAGCAAAGAATAAAAACAATGATGATAATGTTGTTAATTTTCATAGACTGTTTTTATTAGCTTGTGGATGTACTAGATGCACAGAAACATCAGAATCTTTTATGGATATTGTTAGTAAATCACTCTATACTCGTGGTCTTACTAAATCCCTTAAAACTGAATTCACTGAAGGGTTTAAGTTTGATGGATGTTATAACTTTTTAAAAAATAACTTGACCGAAACTGAATCTTTATTTTATGATTTTGGTATTCCACCAAAACAGATAAAAGATTTTGATTTATTATGTAGAGCAATAGCTCAAAAAGCCGAACTCTATTACGAACATAAAGACAATGCAGTTTTCAAAAATGTTAGAGATCTTTATAACGATTTAATTGCAGATGCATTAACAAAAGACGACATAGAAAAAAGAGAGCTTGTATATAACAAACTCTCTGATGACGCAAAGATTAATATTAAAAATTATTTGGATAAAGTTAAATCAATTAATTCTTCTATTAAAACGATTGTCAATCCTAGTGAAAAAATAAAGTTTTATGACCTATATGTTTGTAATCATTTAAAATATACTACTACTACAAAAACCGAAACAGGAACAATCACAAGAAATGTACAAATTGAAAATGTTAGTATTAAAACATTATTTGCTCAATGTCCTAACAATTTATTAATCGAAGCTCGTGGTGGTGTAGGTAAAACTATGATGTTGAAACATTTAACACTAGATGCAATTGCGAACTTCAAAACTTCGCATATGCTTCCTGTCTTAATAAATTTAAGTGATTATAATAATGAAGAAGACATAGAATTATTTACTTTAGATAAAATTAATACTTTGTTAGAAAATCCTATATCTATCGATACATATCGCTATTTTTTAACGAATGGAATGTGCATCTTTTTACTTGATGCTTTAGATGAGATTAAACAAGAATACGTATATGGATTCGACAAAGCATTAAATATTTTTGCCACTAGATATAATAAAAATCGATTCATCATTTCGTCTAGACCAACTGATAATAGTTTATATTTAAACACTTTCTTCAATTTGAGATTAGATGACTTCGATAAAATCCAAGCACTAACTCTTATTAGAAAAATCGAATTTAGACCTGATGAACCAGAAATAAAAGAGACATTTCTTAATCAACTAAATAAAAGATTATTTAAAACATACCCATTCTGTTCTAACCCACTTCTACTATCTATTATGCTTTTAACGTATGAGAAATCTGGAATACCTACTCAGCAACATTTATTCTATAAAAAAGCTTATTATGCTTTATCAGAAAAATATAGTAGTGGTCGTGGTCAATATGCAAAAGGACTAAGTACCAAATTAACACCAGAAAGATTATTTGAGTACGTTATTCAATTTTGTTTTGTAACATATTATCAAAATGCTTATTCATTTACTGAAGAAGAATTTGAAGCTTTTTTTAATCAATTAAAAGAAAAGGATAGACACGAGTATGAAACATTTACGTATAGAGAATTCCTACAAGATTTAGAAAAGCACATATGTCTTCTTTACAAAGATGGATTAAGGTATAGATTTATTCATAGATCATTTCAAGAATACTTCTGTGCAACATATTTCATTAAACAAAAAGCTGATAGATACCCTGCAATTTCTAAATTCCTAGATACTAGGAAAGTTAAAACAACTGCTCCATTTGATGGTAAAACATTCGTTTTCTTTTTCGATGATGAAAATGTATTACCATTTATGCATGATATGAGACCTACTTTTGTTGAGGAATACATATTTAAACCTAAACTTGAGGAGGTTATAAACCTTTCTATGTCAGTAGACGACGATGCTTTCTTCTACTTTCTATCAAAAGCATTTACTTCTATATCATATACTCATGGATGCTGTGCTTACGGAACAGATTGTTTACCTGATTCTAAAATCATTAGATATATATCCGTTCTTAATGATTTATATATTACAGAAAAGAATCTACATAATTTAACTGAATATCTAGAATATGCTGAGGAAAGGTTTTTCATACCTGAAGTAGACGATGATGAATATCAACAATTATCCCCAGAGCCTGCATCTATGGATCCAGAATATGATTCTTTGGATTTTTGTGGTTATCAGATTTCAATTCCTATTAAAGATATATTAGAAAAACCAAAATATTTTGAAGACTTAATTTCTGAGTTAAAGGAATCATACATATATGATTTATATGTTCTATGCAAAGAGCAATTAATTTTGCTAAAAGACAAGTATCAACCAAAAATCTCAGATGATTTAATCGAACTTTTAGATTAAGTAAAAAAGCCGACTAAGCTACTAAGGATAATTCTTAGTAACCTAATCGGCTTTTATTTTTTTTATGATAATTCAATAGCTTTAATATTTAATGATTCAACAAACACTGGATCAATTCCATTAATTGTTATTAATTCATATAATTTATCCGCTTCTTCCTTTGTAATAATTCCTTTCTTATATAA